CTTTTTCTCCAAACTGACCACTAGGTAATACAGCTTTTTCTGCTATTCTTGCCTGTACTAAATTTCCATAATTAGATTCTCTATCTAATCTCCAACCATATAAATTTGTAGGATCTACTTCAATCCAATAAGGTCTACGATTTTGTTGCCTTTCTTCTGCAAGTGTTAATGCACCAGAAGGTGCAGGATAATCAACAAGAATATGACTTTGACCATAAGTAAGAGAACACATCAATATTCTTCTTGCATATTCATCTAAATCAGACTTACAACCATCAACATCCATCTTAAACATTTCTGTCCAATAAGGATCTCCTATAAGTGTTATAGGTTTTCTTAAAACAAGACCTGATGCTGCTCTTATCAATCTTTGAGTAAATGGACTAAATACTGCTCTGTTTACTCTTGCAAGATAGGCTTCATAATCTTCTCTTGGTTCTAAAGGTAAAAACGCTTCGCTATTTGTTCTTAAATAATCTGTTCCTTCAGTAACAGCCTTCATTATTTCCCAACCTTTCATCATGTCTAAAACTGCTCTAGTTCTAGTGAAAGGACTATCAACTCCACCTACTGAAGTAGACGAAACAATATTGGTTCGTATTGGGCCTGGAATTGCATAAGTCATTTACGACACCTCCATTTTTTTAATGCTAAAGCCTTTCTAGTAGGTTTACCATTTTTTTCCATTGGTCCAGGCATCCCAGACATTCTTGCACAAAAAGATTTACGTCTTTTAGCTGCTTTACTACCTGGTTTTACTGTACCCGTGACTGGAGCTTTTAAATTACTACCAGTAGCACGATTATATTTAGCTCTTCCTTTCGCAGTTAATCCACCAGATTTAGATTTCTCTCCTCTACCTACACTTAAATTTACTTGTTTACGTTTAGCCATTATTTACCCACCTTTACTTGTGCCTTTTTATGGGCTTGAGTAAAAGTATCTCCTGCTCTCATTCGCCTTTTCATAAACTCCATATGCTTATCACTATGGTGTTCAGAATGTAATTCAAGTTTATTTTTTTGACGAGTAGTGAGTTTCACTTCTTCTTCCTTTTTTTCTTTTTAGCATTTAGCTTTTTTAAGTCAGCACCAGTAATCTTATCCCGTGGTGGTGCAACGGCAGCCAGTTTTCGCTGTTTAGCAGAATAAGATCCTTTAGGCATTAGATAGCAGAAGTAATAGCACCAGTAGTTTGAAAACTTACTGAAACTGTAGAAATATCTCCAACAGTAGAACTGAAAGATGTTCCTGTAATAATTGCGTTAAAACTTAGTTTTTTAGTACCTGATGTATCTAAGAAAAGGTTGAATGAAGCATCACCAGCATCTTCTGTTGTTAATACATCAGTAATAACTTCAGCAGTATCATCTCCAGATGTAGCTGTATAAAGAAGATCAACAGTACCAGAACCAGAAATTAAACTTCCTACATATTTTCTGGAAGTATCTCCATGAGCAGTACATTCTAATGTGTCTTTTGTTGTATCTAATGTCCAAGCAGTTGTTGAAGCTACTGCTCCTACTGATCCAGTTCCGTTATCAAATGATACAGAGCCTTCTTCACCACGAAAAAATGCCATGATTTCAAGAAAAATTTACTTATAACAATATATTACCTTGAAACTGATCTTTTCACAGCTATTTCTTCTTCTTTTTACGTCTATGTTGATAACTTATCTTTTTACTACCTGTTTTTTCACGTTTAAATCTTGCTTTCTCACTTGCTGACATTTCTCCTACAGTCTTAGGTGTCTTACTTGATACACGTTTTTTAGGTCTACAAGCAGGATAACTTCTGTTTTCGCCCTTAGAACGACCACAAGGTTTACCAGTTTTGACATCTACCCAGTTTTCTTTAAACCAACGGGTTAATCCACCACTACTTCTTGCCACGTTTCTTTGCCTCAGTGCGATAAGTACCACCACGTTTTTTATACTCTCGTACAAGCCACGCATTAGCATAAGCAGAAGGATAAACAGCAAACTTACGTTTAGCTTCTGACTTTACTCTTGAGTATAAAGTTTTATTTACAGGTACATTCGCCACGTTTCTTACCTCCTTTTTTCTTTTTCTTCTTACCTTTTGGTTTCATTGAACCGTAAGCCATAATAAAAAGTGTCTCTTAATATATTCTAAACGAAGTTTGACCTAGTGTCTCTGGTTTTGCCAAATTAAACTGCTGTAAACAAAGATAACCAAAAGCATCAAAAGCATGGTCAACTCCTAGATTTTTATTAGGTAAACCTGTATTGGGAGCATATGTAAGTGTTCTCAATGATTTTATTAACTCTTTACATCTTGGATGGATAAATGTCCTTTGATCTCCATTTGCATCTAACAAAGCAGTATTAACAGCAGTAATCTTATCTCTTATTTTCCAGGGTGCTTTAGGACTTAAAACAGTAAAACCATTACGTCTGAGAATAGTATGGTCAGTAACACCAACTCCACTTGTTTTTCTTGCACTACCCGTAGGATCAGGACAAGCAATAACTCTTCGATCTACTCCATACCTTCTAACAACCTCCTCTGCAAAATCCCAAGTTGTAGCACCACCCGTCAACATAATTTCATCAAACACATATAGGTTATTATCATGCTTATACGCACACACTCCAGCCATCGGATCTACGTTAAAGTCCAATCCGATTAACAAGGGCAGCATATGTAGATCCTGTACTTCCTTATCAATATTCTCATCAGTAAAACTAACAGCAACTAATCCAGTTAAATTCTCAAAACTAGCTTCAAATTCCTGTCTAAATGTTCTCGCATCTAATTGTCCTCTAGCTGCCTCAACTTCCTCTGCCTTTACATTACCCCCTTCTATCGTAGTAAAACTCCACCTTTTCCAATCATCCCACTCCTGCTCGCCACAATAACACCACATATCATAAAACCAACTGGCAGTACCATCAGGTGTACTAATAAATAAAGCCCAACCTTGTTTGTCGGCTAATGCAGGTCTTATAACTTCAGCCCATACATCTCTATCCATAAATGCTGCCTCATCTAAAACAACACCAGCTAAACTTCTTCCTCTCAATGCCATCGCATTTTCAGTACCCTTCAACTCAATAGTCGATCCATTGATCAATTCCAACCTTAAATCTGTTTCATTCTTACTTTGTACCCACACCTTCGGTACTAACTTTTTCAATTCCTTCCACGCAATATCCTTTGCCATCCTATAAGTAGGAGCACAATAGAAATATACCTCACCAGGTCGATTGATTGCCCCTCTAAGCAGTTCGATACAGGAAAGGTATGATTTACCAAACCTTCTTCCAGCAACCAACACCCTAAATCTTTTCTCACTATTAAATACCTCCCCCTGTGCATACCTTAAACTGATTTCTGGTTTGTTTTTTACTGCCATACACTCAAAAATAACAGAAATTTCAACTATTACCCCCTATTTATAGCCTATTCCTTTGTTTTTAGGTTATTATTTCAATAAATACACCTTGCAAGTAAGTCCGTGGCTTCTTCTACTTTCCCTAACGATATTACTCCTCCAATAGCTCAAGCCAATAAACGTGGTAGACCTAGATTCGTTGCTCGCTCTACAGCAGAAAAGGTTCAAGAAAGAGCACAACGTCTTTACTCTCGCCAATTAGAAGGTCAAACTACTCGTCAATTAGTAATAGAACATTCCAAAATAGAACAAATCTCCATAACAACCGCCTGGGAAGATTGGGGTAGAGTTAAAACCTGGAACACAGAAGATTGGGATAAAGATAGAGAAAATATGCTCCCACGTCTACAAGCCATGAGAGTACGTCTATTCAACAAAGCAGTTAAGAAAGGTCAACTACAGACCGCAGCACAGATCCTAGACTCTCTAGGTAAGGTAATAGGCGAATCCATAGAGACAGTTAACATCCAAGCTCCAGAACTTTCTATTAGAGTAGAAAATAAGTAACGAAGATTTCGAGAATATATTTAAGTTGCCCGCCTTTGGCCTGAGCAAAAAAAATTTACAACTACTCCCCCAAATACGCTCTAAGGTACCTAGG